TCTACGTCACGCCCCTTATGCCAAACTACCTCCCTCCCTTTGTATGTATCTCAGGATCATACATACATCAAATCTCTTCTAAAGAGGAGAGTAGTAGTGACGTACGTACGCTGAACGAAAAGACCAATGCTTTCCTATGGTTAGGTCACGTCTTCGGTACGTCCTGGAACGTACTATACTAGCTATTCGGGTAGGTTTTACTTAAAATAGTAAAATGACCTTACACATTTCAGAAAACACCAATGAAATCAGGTGCTTAGGAACGTAACGCAGTGCGCTAGGCACCCTGGAGGGGCTAGTATTGTACTAGTATCTAGCGTCGGCGCCGCTAGAAGCCTAGTAAAATCAATGGGTTAGCTACATGTCTAGTATAATACTAGTACCAGGCTAGTATGATACTAGTATCCAGAAAGCTCAATGAAATCAAGGGGTTAGCCCATTGGAGTATGATACTGGAAACTCGATCGACTGGTCGGGGGGTGGGGGTGGAGTTTTATTACTACTCCTCAAATGTCTGGACCCAGTTTTAGACATCACAGTATAATACTAGTTAATAACTACTTAAGTCTGGTTTCAGGGGTTTAGCCCGTCAGGTAGGCCCCCGCTATATCCAGAACCAGTATTAAACCTAGAGAACCAGCCGACCTTGACAGAACTGCGCAACCGTGGGCTGCTTCTCCGATGCTTCCACTCAAGCGCCAGGGTGCGCACCTCGTAGCTCGCCGGGCAGACGGCACCGTGAAGGCGCACGCCATCGCCCAGAAGGCCGACCAGCGGCCTCAGACGTGGCGTCGCGCGCTCAGCAAGCTCACCAACGATGGCAACGACATGCTCGAGTGCCTCTACTCGCTGATGCACGGCAACGCGTACACGCCGCGGGTCTACGACAGGTTCGGCAAGGAGGACCTCACGAAGGAGTGCGAGGTCATCATCCCCACCGCGGAGGTGCGCAGGCAGGCGGCGATGAACCTGCACGAGATGCTGCGAGGCAAGGCCGTGGCCGAAACGGAGGTCATCTCCAGCGAGCGCGAGGCCGAGAAGGCGAAGCAGCTCGAGTCGATGAGCGATGAGCAGTTGCAGTCGTACATCAACGGGGAGTACAAGCTGGTCGGTGGGGGAGAGGAAGCCCCGGAAACCGAAGCAGCCCGAGAGGATGAAGGATGAGCAACTCGCCCGTAGGAGTACGCCTAGCCACCGACGAGGACATGCGCTTCGTCGCCAGTACGTGGTTCCGTTCCGTGTTCGAGTCGGGCATTCCCGTGAACCAGATGCCCTTCTCCATCTTCCGGGAGGGCATGGAGGCGAACATTCAGCGGTTGCTGAAGCGCTCCGAGGTGCGCGTGGCCTTCGCGGCGGCGCAGCCCGACGAGATCCTCGGCTACGTGGTGCTCGACGAGGCAAAAGAGCGGGTGCCGGGCGTGGAAGGGACAATCAGCGTGCCTGTTTGTCACCACATCTACACGAAGTCGGTGTGGCGGCGCCAAGGCGTAGCTCGGAGCCTCCTGGGGGACGTGAAAGTGCTCACCCACCCTGCGACTCCGGGCGCCGGAAAGAAGTTCGCCACGGCGATGGGGTTGTTGTACCATCCCAGACTCGGGTGAGAGCCCGTTCACCAGCCAGGAGAGCACGCCATGAAGTTCACCATCACCATCAACGGTTTCAGCAAGGACCTCAAGGCCGTCCGTGAGGTCGCGGCGCAGTTCGTCGAGCACCTGGAAGGCCAGGAGCCCGAGAAGAACGTGCAGCAGGCCATCTTCAACTGCGAGAAGCCCGAGGAGCAGATGGACTTGCTCCACGCGCGCTACTCGAAGCAGATCGCGGAGCGGCTCGAGGAAGACGGTCTCGACGAGCGCGGCGCTCTGAAGAAGTAGCAGCCGGGTCCGTAGGGCTCGACTCCCTACGGGCTCGTTTTTAACGCAACAAGGAGACGCAAGTGAAACTCGCTCACATTAAGTTCGTCGTTCCGACGCACATCCCCGTGCTCAAGCTCCAGGGGGCAGTTTCCGCCGAGCCGAAGGCCAGCGACACCTACGGCTTCGACATCGAGCTGGACGACGAGGCGAAGTTCGTGCGCATCGAGTCGCTGCGCCCCACGCTGCCCAACCCCAACGACCTGCCGGTCTACGTGCCCATCACCAACGTGGCCTTCTTCCGCGTCGTGGGCGACAAGAACACGCTCGGTGCCGAGAAGAAGAAGTGAGCATCAACCCGACCGCAACTCTTCGGACAGCGCACCTCGTCACCGTGGGTCCCACGGAGACGACGCTGGACGCCTTCACCCGCGAGGAGTTGCGGTCGGCCAAGCGGGTCACCTACCAAGTCCACAACCCCACCGCGCAGACCTTCGCGGGGCTCGTCTACTCGCGCGTCCGGGGGATGCCTGACCTCGCGCCGAGCACGATGCCCGACTTCGCGAACGTCGCCCCAGGCGCCACCGCCATCGCCCACATCGACGTGGAGGGGCTCGACGAGATGGAGATCCGCGGGCAGCTCGACGGGCTCGGCGGCGATGTCGAGGCAGGCGCCTCGAGAAAGACGGCTACTCCGTGAAGTGGCTCACCCTGCTGTTGCTGGCGCAGAACATCAACGTCACCCCCATCGAGACGCGCCAGAACGGCGTGCGCGTGCCCCAGCGCGTGGTGCAGCGCCAGTACGTCATCGACTGCCGCACCAACATGACCTGCGGCGTGGACGGCGGCGTGCTGTACCTGTCGGCCACGGGCGGCGGCTCCAGCGGGAAGGTCGCGGAGGCGTACATGGCCGATGCCAGCATCACCGCGCAGGTCGCCGCAGTCGCCTACTCGGCAGACGCGAGCTACTACGCGCAGACGGCTGGAGTGGCGGGCACGGCGTTTTCGGCTGACGCCAGCGTGTACGCGGTAGTCGCGACGACCGCCGGGAGCGCCTACAGCGCCGACGCCGCGTACTTCGCGCAGGTCGCCACGGTGGCTCAGACTGCCTACTCGGCCGATGCCTCGGTCTACACCGCCGCGTTCGACCACGACCCGGCTGCGTGCGCTGTAGGGCAGTACGTGAGCGACATCTCGCCCACCGGGGTGCTCACTTGCTCCACACCTTCAGGGGGTGGAGGCGGGGGAGGCCCCCCGTGGAGTGTCAATAGGGCTGACGCGCAGATCGTGCTCACGGGGGCGGGCCTCTTCAGCCAGACCGTGGTGGCGACGTGGATCACCTCGGCAAGCCATGCTATGTGCCAAGTGCTGGGCACGGATGATGCAGGGCTCACCGTGGAAGTCATCAGTCTCGCCAGCGTCCGCGTGACCGTCAGCGACCTTGTTCCCGGAGTCGGTTTCACCGTTTCGCTGCTCAATCTGACGGGCCTTGAGGGCACCGTCTCCGTTCACTGCACAGGAGGCTGACATGTTGCTCGCACTCGCTGCATCACTCGTTCTCGCACAGGGCATCCCGCTCAAGTCTGGCGTAGGCTCGGACCTCGCCACCGTGGACCCCAGCTACAAGACCCTCCGGGTCAACGTGCAGCCCCGCACTCGTGACTGCTATGTGGTGGCAGGCACGACCGGCGTCGTGGCTGCCGCTCTCGCTTCCGGCGGTACAGTCTTCGCCATCCGCATAAGCCCCACGGGAGGCAAGATGGCGTACATCTACAAGGTGCTCGTGGAGTACACCACGCAGGTCGCCTACACGGTTCCGCTCTCTGCCATTCGCAGGCTCGGGGTCTACCGGGGGTCCGGGGCGGCTACGTCTGGCGGCACCTCGCTCGACACCAGCGTCAACAAGAAGGACCCAGCTAGCGGGGCGAACTCCCAGACGAACATCGCGCTGGGCGGGGATACGCGAATCTCCACTACCGGGGCGCTCACCATCACGGGCATCACTTGGGAGGTCGGCCCCCTCGTGGAGATGCCTCTCGGCACGACTGCGGTGGGTACGGCAGGCGGGTCGAGGCAACTCGCGTGGACCCCCGGCGAGGATGTGAACACGCACGCTTTCGAGCTGGAGCCCGGTCAGGTCTTGGGCGTCCGGGCGGGCGCTCTCTTTGACGCCGCCGGAACGTGGGTGGCTTCGATCTCCGTTGAATGGTGTGAGTATTAAATGAACACCTTAGAGCTTGTTCTTCTCGGCTTCAACTCCGTGGCCGCGCTCGTGGCCGTGGCCCTCTCCGCGCGTCACCACCGCAGCGCTCGAGGGCTCTCGAAGACGGAGCGGCTGGCAGCCCTGGGCAAGCAGTACGCCGTGATGGGCTGGGCGTTCTCGGCTGCGCAGCCCGACTCCGCGGACAACCCCAAGAAGGCGCGCAAGCACGCCGAGCAGGGCTTCATCATCGCGGACACGTCAGCGGACGGGAAACGCGACTTCAACGACAAGCAGGTCGCCTACTACCTGGATGCGAGCAAGCCCGAATGAACCTCGTCAGCGTCGAGAGCCCCTTCGCTGGAGATGTGGCGAAACACATTCGCTACGCTCGCGCGGCACTGGCAGACTGCCTGCGGAGGGGTGAGGCTCCGTTCGCGTCGCACCTCCTCTATACGCAGGAAGGGGTTCTCGACGACGGCGTTCTCGGTGACCGCGTGCTGGGCATCGAAGCAGGGCTCCAGTGGGGCCGGGTGAGCGCCGGAACCGTGGTCTACACCGACTGCGGAATCAGCGAAGGCATGAAGATGGGGATTACTCGCGCGTTGCTGGAAGGGCGACACGTCGAGTACCGGCAGATCCCCTCCTGGGTGGGTTGAACCCGTGGTAACGAAGCGCGAGGCCCTTCTCGAGCAGGCTCGGCGCAAGCAGGCCGCCGAGCTTGCCGAGAAGACGGTCAAGGAGATCCGCAAGGAACTCTACGACCGGCAGATCGAGATCATGGACGACCCGGCCATGAACATCGCCGTCGTCGGCACGCGTCGCGCCGGTAAGACGGAGACGTGGCCGCGGGCGACGGTCTGCACCGCGCTGGAGAACCCTGGGTGCATCGTGCGCATCTGGGCGGCCTCGCGGATGCGCTGCAAGGAACTCGTCTGGCTCAAGCTGCTCGACGTGTGCAACCGGCACCTGATCAAGGTGAAGAGTCACGAGACCGAGCTACGCATCACTTTCGACAACCGCTCGGAGATTCGTCTCGTCGGCGCCGACAAGGACAAGGAAGCGCAGAAGAAGCGGGGCGACAAGACCATGCTCGAGATCATCCTCGAGTCGCAGAGCTTCGGGCCGTTCCTGGAGAAGCTCGTCGAAGACGTGGTGGAACCGTCGCTGTTCGATGCGCGCAGCGCTCGAGGCACGGAAGGGCGCCCCATGCAGGGCGTCATCATCATGGAGGGCACGCCCGGCCCCGTCTGCACCGGCTACTGGTACTGGTGTACCGGCGACGATGGATCCGAGCGCAAGAAGCGCTGGGTCGGCGTCGGCCGCAAGCTGAAATACGACGAGGACCACGAGGAAATCAAGGGTCTGGGGTGGAGCTGCCACCGGCTACACGTTCTCGACAACCCGTTCCTGCCGAACGCGAAGCAGGAACTCGTTCGTACGATGCAGCGCAAGGGCTGGGACGTGAAGAACCCAACCTACCTGCGCGAGTGGTGCGCGGTCTGGGTCACGGACAACGACGCGCTCTACTACAAGTGGCAACTCGCGCGTAACGGCTACTCGTTCGAGGAGATGAAGCCCTGGGGCACGGGCTGGACGCACGTTTTGGGCTGGGACGTGGGCTTCAACGACGCGATGGCGCTCGTCGTGTGGGGCTGGCACGAGAACGACAACGTGCTCTACGAAGTCGCGAGCTGGAGCGAGAACCACGTAACGTCGCAGCCCGTGGTGGACAAGATTCGCGAGTTCCAGTCGCGTTTCAACATCGTGAAGATGGTGGCCGACACGGGCGGCTCGGGTAAGGCGTTCGTCGAAGAGGTGCAGAGCCGCCACAGCCTCGTTTTCGAGCCCGCGCAGAAGTCGGACAAGTTCGGGTTCGTCACGCTGATGAACGACGACTTCATTACCAAGCGAATTCGCACGCTCATCGGCTCGGAGCTGTCACGCGACCTGGGTGGGCTGATCAAGGACCGCGATTGGGACCCCACTTCTGGAAAACCGCCCGAGTCGGACAAGTCAGCGCACGAGTTTTCGCACACTACGGACGCCGCGCTGTACGCATGGCGCTACGCCTACTCGTTTCTCGCTACGAAGGCGCCCGAAAAGCGGCCGGAGCCCGGAACCCCCGAGGCGGCGCTGCTCGCTCAGAAGGAGCACGACGAGAGAATGGAAAAGGCGCCCGTTAAGGGACCGTGGTGGGAGTGCGCGCCCGGCGCAGACCAACAAGCAGAGGAGAACGAAGAATGGTGAAGAAAACGAATCCGAAGCGTAAGGTGAAAGTCCACAAGCTCGACTGCGACCTGGGGGTGGACTGCATCCCGGCGCCATGCGTACCTGAGCCCTCTCCGCTGGAGCGGCTCGAGGGGCTATTTCAGCTCGCTCGGCGCTACGGCGTGCTCGAGTGGGACGGCGAGGTTCCGGGTACGTCGAAAACGGTGAAGTTCCAGCTCGCGTCTGCGCTTGCCTCGGATCCCAGTTCTGTGGCACCGTCAACCCCTCAAGTGACGGTAGTTCAGGCGAGCGACACGCCGAAGACGAATCCGCAGGTAGGGGCAGACGGCCTCTATGCTGACATGCAGGAAGAACTTCTCGGCCGCGTCATGGACGCGAAAAGGTAAGCGATGCCCCCCTCCTGGAAAGATGCCAAGAGCTACAAGAACGAGAAGGCCGCCAAAGCGGGGGCTCAAAACTCGTCCATTGGTTCGACTTGGTGGGGGTTGTCGAAGGACCTGAAGACCGACGACAGCCGCGGGCAGCGCTGCGCGGCCTTCATCGGTGAGTGCGAGCGGGTGAAGAACAACTCGACCGAGCGTGAGCAATCCAACGTGCGCCACGCGCGGCTGTACGAGAACGTGGAGATCAACTCGCTCACCACGAGCGACTACGCGACCGCGGTGGTGCGGCAGGCCATCATCGGCACCGGCATCATGACCTTGAACGTCATCGCCGCCTGCGTGGACACCCTGGCCGCGAAGATTTCCAAGAACAAGCCGCGCCCTGAGTTCCTGACCAGCGGCGCGTCGTGGAAGTCGCAGCGCAAGGCGCGCAAGCTCGACAAGTGGTCGCGCGGCTTCTTCTACGAGGTGGACCTCTACGAGAAGGCGAAGCAGCAGTTCGTCGATGCGCAGGTGTTCGGCACCGGCTTCCTGCACTTCTACCCCGAGGAGCAGGCGGACGGGACGCTGCGGCTCGAGGTGGAGCGCGTGCTCCCCAGCGAGCTGTACGTGGACGACGCAGACGGACTCAACGGGGCGCCGCGGCGCCTGTTCCGTCGCAAGATGATGCATCGCGAGGTGCTTGCGTCCATGTTCCCGGACTACGCGGAGGAGATCCTCAACGGCCCGGACCCGAAGTCAGGCACCGCCCCGGTGCTGATGGTCGAGGTCTGGGAGGGCTGGCACCTGCCCTCGAGCCCCAAGGCCAAGGACGGGCGCCACATCATCGCCATCCAGGGCTGCGAGCTGGAGTGCGAGGACTGGAAGCTCAACCGATTCCCGTTCGCGGTGCTTAAGGGCAAGCCCCGCGTGGTCGGGTTCTGGGGCAAGGGCGCCGCCGAAGCGCTCACCGGGGGCCAGCTCGAGCTGAACCGCACGATGAAGTCCATCAGCGAGCAGATCCGCCGCAAGGGCAAGGGGCGCATCTTCATCCAGCACGGCTCGAAGGTGAACTCGAACCACCTGACCAACGGCTTCTCGGATCACGTCTACTACACGGGCTCGCCCCCCGTCGTGGACAACGCGAACGTGGTGTCTGCGGATGAGTTCGCGCAGGTGGACAAGATTTACCAGCGCTGCTTCCAGGACTACGGCGTGTCGATGCTTTCGGCCGCGTCGAAGAAGCCTGCCGGGCTCGACGCGGGCGTGGCGCTGCGCGAGTACAGCGAGATCGAGAGCGAGCGTTTCGCCCTCGTGCATCAGGCGTGGGACAACCTGTTCCTCGAGTGCGCGCGCATCTCCATCGAGCTGGTCACGAAGCAGTACCCCCAGATGCAGAACGGGTACAAGGTCAAGGTCTCGGGCCGTCGTCGCGCCGAAGAGGTGGACTGGAAGGACATCGAACTCGACTCCGACTCGTACGTGATGCAGATGCTCTCCGCGAGCAGCCTGCCGAACACGCCCGGTGCGCGTAAGCAGTTCGTCAAGGAACTCCAGGCGGACGGGATGATCACCGCCACCGTCGCGAAGCGCTTGCTCGGCTTCCCCGACGTGGAAGCGGAGATGGACCTGGGCAACGCGGCGCTCGACGACTGCGACGCCACGATCAGCGCGATCCTCGACGACGACGAGCCCGAGCTGCACCCGCCCGAGCCGTTCCAGAACCTCCAGCTCCTCGTCGAGCGGGGCATCTCGAACTACCTGTTCGCGCGCCACTTCAAGGACATCGAGCCGGAGCGCCTGGACATGCTGCGCTCGCTCATCGAGATGGCCTCCAACATGCTCGCGGAGTCGATGGCGCCTCCCCCGATGCCGATGGGGATGCCCGGCGCCCCCGGCGCCCCGATGGGTCCGCCCCCGATGCCGGGCGGTCCCGGTGGCCCGACGAACATCACCAACACCATGAACGCAGCGGCTCCAGTGCCCGCCGTTGCGCCGCTGATCGCTGCCTAACACCCACAGGAGAGAAACGTGCCCGAACGAATTGCCCCCGTTGCCCCCGATTATTCCGCCATCGCCAAAGAGATGCCCTCACCGGCCTCTACCCCTGAGAAGCCCGCTGCCGCTCCGGCCGCTGCCCCCGCTGGCGCCCCCGCCGAGCAGCCCGTTGAGGGCGCTCCCGCTGAGCCCGAGAACAAGCCCGCTGGCGAAGGCGCCGGTACTCCGTTCGAGAAGGGGTTCGCCCGGCTCGCCACCGCGCAGTCGGAGTTCCGGCAGCAGAAGGAGGCCGCGAAGCACGGGTTGAACCTCGCTCGCGTCGTGTCCCCCATCCAGGCCGCCGCGCTCGAGAAGGCGATGAACTCGAACGACCCGCTCGCCGCGATGAACGCGCTCGGCTACTCGTACGCGGACATCGCCTCGCGCGTGGCTGGTGCGCCCGCGAAGCCCGCCGAGGCCAAGCCGGAGCCCGAGGCCAAGCCGGAGGCGAGGGAGGAGGACCCCGAGCTGGTCGCGATGAAGGAGCACTGGAAGCAGACCAAGATGCGCGAGCAGCAGTCGGTCATCCTGGGGGGCATCAAGGATGCCGTGCTCAAGGCCGCGGACAAGTTCAAGCACATCGCCGGGCTCGAGGACTTCGAGGGCGTGCGAGGCATCATCGACTCGATGTGGGACCCCGAGGCCAAGGCGTTCGTCGGCGGCGCCACGGGCGTCGAGGTCATCCAGATCGCCGCCGAGGAGTACGAGCGCAGGCTGCGCGAGGGCGAGGTCACCCTCACGAAGAAGCAGTGGGAGAAGATGCAGAACTTGACGGCTGCCCCCGCTTCTGGCTCTACTGCCCCCGAGGCCACCAGAGACCGGCCGGGTAACGCACCAGTGAGCACCGCGAAGACCCTCACGAACAAGGCCGGAGCCCCCACGGTTCCGCGCGCTACCCGACCTGCTGGCCCGGACTACGACGCCCTGGCCCGCGAGCTTCCTTAACCTCCGGTGACGAGTTCACCGGGGGCATACCTCCGGTGAACTCATGACTGTTTCGACGGCTTCGATTGCTTTCGCGCTCAAGCGCCTCTACCCGCAGAACCGGGTCGAGAACATGGTGTACCAGGACAACCCCCTCCTCGCGATGATCGCGAAGGAAGGCGGCTTCGGCGGCGAAGGCAGCGTCATCGCCGTCCGCTACGCCGACACCCAGGGTCGCAGCGCGGGCTTCACCGACGCGCAGGCTGGCGCGGTGGCTGGTGCGCTCAAGGGCGTGGCGTTCCTCACGACCCGTGTGAAGGACTACCAGGTCTATGAGATCGAGACGGAGGCGATGCTCGCGGCCGACGAGGCTGGCAAGGCGTCGTTCCTCAAGTCGCTCGACACCGAGGTCAGCTCCGCGCTGAACAACTTCGGCCGCTCGCGCGCCATCTCGCTCTACGGCGACGGCGTGGGCTCGCTCGGCACCGTGTCCGTCGCGGGCACCACGCTCACGATGGTGAACGTCAACGACATCACCAACGTCGAGCCGGGCATGAAGATCGTGTGCTCGACGGGCGCCACCAACACCGCCATCCTGCGCAACTCGGGCGTCGGCCAGACCATCTTGTCGGTGGATACCGACGCGGGCACGTTCGTGATCGACGCGAACACCGACACCATCACCACGGGCGACCACATCTTCGTGAAGGGTGACCGTCAGGTGGCGGCCATCACCCTCCAGAGCCAGTACCTCCGGCTCTCGGGTCTCGAGTCGTGGAACCCGGCGACGGCGCCCACCTCGGCGGCGTTCTTCGGCGTGGACCGTTCGATCCACCCGAGCCGCCTCGGCGGTCTGCGCATCAACATCTCGTCGTTCAACCCCGAAGAGGGTGTGACGACCGCGATGCACCGGCTGGCGCGTGAAGGTGGCAACCCCTCGCACCTGTTCATGAACAACATCGACGCCAAGAACGTACAGGTGTCGCTCGGGTCGAAGGCGGAAGTCGAGTACACCGGCATCGGTGAAATCGGCTTCTCGGGCATCCGCATCCTCGGCCCCAAGGGCAAGGACGTGATGATCTACGCCGACCAGAACGCCCCCTCCGGCGTGGGCCGCCTGCTCCAGCTCGACACCTGGAAGCTGCGCTACATGCGCGAGCTGGCGATCATGCAGGACTTCGACGGCGCCACCCTGTCCCGCAAGGCCTCGAGCGACGCCTACGAAGGCCGCATCAGCTTCTACGGTCAGCTCACCTGCACCGGGCCGGGCCGCAACGCGCGCCTCGTGATGCCGTAATCACCTTCGAGGGGAGCGGGCTGAAACTGGCTCGCTCCCCTCACCCCTTTTTCAGGAGAACAAGAACATGGGCGCACGTAATCTGACGGACACGGCCAAGACGTTCAACCGCGACGAGGTGGGCATCACCGCGAAGTGCGTGGGCGCCGCGGGCGCGAGCCCCACCGGCCTCAAGGGTCTTGGTGTCGCCAGCATCGCCTGGGTGAGCACCGGGCTCTACGACATCACGCTGAGCGACAAGTGGGCGGCGCTGCTCGGAGCCGACTTCCACGTCATCGACTCCACCGGCCTGCGGCACTACTGCTTCACCATCGTCTCGGAGACGGTGAGCACCACCAAGGTCATCCGGGTCAAGGTGTTCGCGGCGGCCACCGCCGTGGCGCCGACGCTGGCGAACCTCGCGACGACCGACATCTGGCTGATCGGCGTGAAGCTGAGCAACACGCTTCAGGTCCCGAACGGAAACTAAGTCATGGGAACTGTCACCCTCGCCACGCTGAGAAGTCGTGCTCGGTCCCGTGCCGACCAGCCCGTTGCGGGCTTCGTCACGGAAGCCGAGCTGACGGATTGGATCAACGAGGGTGTGCAGCAGCTCCATGAGAAGCTCGTGTCCGCGTACGGTGAAGAGTACGTGTCCACGAGCGCGAGCTTGGTGGTGGCGGCCGGTGTGGCGCCACTACCGGCTTCGTTTTTCAAGCTCCAGACCATCGAGATGAACATCGGTGGCTCGACCTGCACCCTGCTGCCGTACACGCAACAGGAGCGCAACGCCTACAAGAACGCGCTCGGTACGGGCTCCAAGCCGCGCTACAAGCTCGTGGCGGGCAACGTGAAGCTGCTGCCCGTGCAGGCGAACGGCACGCTGGTGGAGATCACCTACGCGCCGGAGGCCACGCTGTTGGTGAACATCGCGGACTCCATCAGCTTCCCCAACGGCTGGGAGAAGTACGTGGTGCTCTACGCGGCCATCCAGATGATGGAGAAAGAGGAGACGAGCACCACGAAGGCGCAGCAGCTCCTCGAGCAGTGGAACGTCGAACTCAAGTCGCTCGTGGAGTCGCGCGACGCGGCGGCGCCGAAGCAGTCCGTGGACCTGGACCTCGTGGAAGGCAACGAACTCGAACCCTGGAGGTTCTGAGTGCTGCCACAGGTAGACCGTCCGGGCACGCTCGAGAAGGTCATCACCTCGCTTCAGGCGGTGCTGAAGCTGCTGCGACCGTTCGACGAGCCCGACCCGTGGCACCGCCCGACGCTCAACGCGGGGTGGGTACTGGACCCGGCAACGGGCCTGTTTGACGACCCGCTCCAGCCTGGGTACAAGAAGGACCCGCTCGGCCGAGTTCATCTCCGTGGCTGGGTGACACGCACGAGCGGTGTGGATCAGGTGATCTTCACGCTCCCTGCGGGCTACCGGCCCAGCCACTACGTCTACATCTTCCCGCTGATCATCTCGCCGCTCGGAGTCGTCAGCGTGGATTCCGGCACCACCGGGGTACTGAACTGCAAGTCCTTCGACACGGAGGGCTAGTTTTGCTACGAGGTCGTAATGGCGCTTCAAGACTTGCCGGTGCGCATCTCTCTTCGTGGCGGTGTTGACAAGAAAACCGACCAGCGACTCGTCATCCCGTCGAAGCTGACGGAGGCGTACGACGTGGATCTGGACGGGATGGATATCATCACGCGAGCTGGCACCAGCGTGCGCACCATCCCCGGAGGCTTCTCAACCGGCGTCCGCATGTTCGAGCACAACAACGTGCCGAACATCGAGATGCTGGATGGCTCGACGGTGCGCGCCAACGGGTCCGCGTTCGTGAGCCAGTACGCCACCGATACGGCGTACGACAACGGAACGAACAAGTTTACTCGAGTCGGTGTCGTCACAAATCGCATCCAGGGCTTGACGCGCAAAGAGCCGGGCGTAGGTGCGTCGCTGTACGGCGTGTCTTTCGACTGCGCCGTTGGCGCGTCCACGTACTGCCTCGCGTGGGAACAGGACCGCTTCGGCTACGCAAAGTGGTCTGTGCGAGACCTCGCGACCGATGCGGAAATCTCGGGAGGCACGTTCTCCGCAGGTAGCGACAAGTTCGTCAACCCTCGCGTCATCTACGACTCGACGAACGCGCGCTTTTCCATCTTCTACGCCCGCTATAAGGCCGGGGCAGTCTCTTTCGATGTGATCGGCCACTACGTACCTGCGGCAGGTGGCGCTCTCGTTTACGGGGGCCTGCTCGTCACGACAGCAAACGGGGTGCTCGTAGAGTCCACGGTGGCGTCTACGGCTCTGTTTGATGTCGCAATCGTGCAGGGACTTGGCTACGCAGTTGTTGCTCGAGGCACCATCGCTGCGGGCAACATCTACATGGTGCTGGTCGGCCTGGGACTGGTCGCAATCACGACCGTGACGAACGCCGCACCTGCCGCTCCTCCTGTGTCGCTCACGGCGCACGCCACTTTCGACGGGGCAACGTTCACCGCGCACGCCTTCTACGGAGCAGGGCTGAACCTGAGAGGCTACAGGCACGTAGCCAGTGTGCAGTCCGCGGAGGTGACGGTTGTCGGACCCTTCGCCACGACACGCGTAGGTCGCATCGTCGTCACGGACTTCACTGGTGGCGACATGCTGCTGACGTTCGACGGCTTCACGAGCACCGCCAACAGCTACGCGTTCACCAACGTACTGCGCTGCACCACCGCTCACGTTTTGGTCTCCCAGGTGAACGCCACGTCCATCACCGGCTTCGTTGCCGGGCGCAGCTTCACGATGCGTGGGCGCGACTTCGTTCCGGTCCTGTTCACCTCGACGAAGTTCCAGAGCGTGCTGCTCGTGTTCGACCTCACCGAGGCAGCTACGGGCCTGAACACGTTGAAGTTCCCCACGTCCATCGTGGCCCGACTCGACTGGGGCGAGGCAGCAGCTCCGAGCCCGCTCGCGCTCAACTCCGGACACCGCATCCCGAGTTGCTCGGGGAGCCTGCTGCCCTACGTGAAGTTCGAGACGAACACGCGTCTGGCTGGCGTGACCAACAACACCGAAATCTGCGTCGCTGCGGCGCGGTTCTCGCCCATCGAGCAGTTGGGGGACGCGAAGTGGAACGGCCTGACGTACTTGGCCGGTGCGCTTCCGATGATCACGGACGGCATGCAGCTCGTAGAGGAGGGGTTCCACTTCAACCCTGAAGTCGTGGGGAACGTGGTGAGCGGGCTCGTCGTCATCCCTCCGCTTCCTACGGGTACGGGCAAGTTCACCTTCCCCGGCATCGGGACCTTCATCTGCGCGTTCACCGACTCATGGGAAGACGCACAGGGAAACTGGCACGAATCGGGCATCTCTTCGCTGTGCTCCGTAGCGACTTCGGGTGGCAACCTCGACATCGACCCGACGATTCTTCGGCCGCCGAGCCTGAAGGGGACGCGCAAGCTCCAGATTTACCGCACGCTCCAATCGAGTACGAACACCACGCTCTACTTGGCACAGTCGGACCAGTACGGACTGGGCGCCTACATCTCGGAGGCGAACCTGCCTTCCGGCGAGGTGCTCTACACCGAGGGAGGCATCCTTGGAAACACGCCCGCCCCGTCGTGTCGCCACATGTCCGTGTTCGACGAGCGCATGGTGCTCTCCGGCTGCGGTGACGGCTCGCGCCTCTACTGGTCGAAGCAGGTGTCTCCTGGCTTCTCGGCCGAGTTCGTGGCCGACGAGGTGTCCTTTCAGCAGGTGGTGAAGTCGGAACTTGGCCGAGTCGTCGCCACCGCGGAGATGTCGGGCAAGCTCGTGGTGGTCGGGGAGAACGCGTTCGGCGTGCTGTTCGGCACCGGGCCGAACTCCTCTGGCGTGGGCAGGTACGCGTCCGTGGAAACGGTCGCTACCGGCATCGGTGCGCTGTGGACCGCCCCCAAGTCCGTGAAGCTCGCCACCGAGGGCATCTGGTTCCAGAGCAAGTACGGTCTGCGGCTGTTCACCAGCGCGGGCGTGTCTCGTGCACAGACGGGGGATTTCGTCGGCTCGGACCTGGACCCGATGATCGCCACTACAGGAAACCCGCCCGTTGTCGCGCTGTCGGGTGGCGCCACGCAGCAGACGCAGTTCTTCAACAACTCGTACTGCTTCGTGTGGGACCAGACCTGGGGCCAGTTCGTCATCTTCACTAGGCATTCGAGCGTGGACGCCTGCCTCGTCAGCGGGGTCTATTTCTTTCTCCAGAACAACGCGGGCGTGCCTCGCCTCCAGTACCGAAATCCGGCCGTAGTGCAGGACCAGGGGGAGACGACCGTGGTGCGCGGGCTCATCCAGACGGCGCCGATTCAGGTCGCCGGTCTCCAGGGCTTCCAGCGCGTGCGCCGGATGCTGGCGCTCGGGGCGGCCAACTACGGAAGCGCACCGGCCTTCGACATCGAGGTGGCGTACGACGGCGAGCAGATCCTCGGTACGCCTGAAGTCTCGAGCGCGGCCCCGGTCGTGTCCGTCGCCGGGGTGTTCCAGTTCCAGCACCAGTTCTTCAAGCAGAAGTGCCAGTCGATGCTGCTGCGGCTCACGTTCTCCGACCAGAACGGGCTCAGCCGAGTGCGCATCACGGATCTGGCTCTTGCTGTCGGCGTCAAGTACGGTTCCACGCGGACCCCGGAGAACGTGTAAGCCATGCCGATTCCCAAGTACGGACCAAAGGCTGGGCAGTTCATCCCCGAGTCCGAGAGGTTCGACTACATTCGCGCCAACGGCGCTGGGGAGATGTCCGAGACGCCCGAAGAGGCGCTCGCTTCGTCGAACGCGGCCAACCGCTCGCTTGATCCGAACTACCAGGATCAGACGATGGCTGAGTACCAGGCCGACGAAGAGGCCAAAGCCGCTCGGCTTGCGGACCCGAACTACGCCGCAAACGCGCAGCAGGCCGGGGAGCAAGCAGCAATCGCGAACGGGGGGCACACCAACACCTCGAACGCGGTCATGGGCTCGAGAGACCGTGCTCAGCAGGGTACGAGGCGCAACGCCTGGGACGACTACTTCTCGGCCGGAGCCCCCACACGCTCGAACGTCGCGTTCGACGCGACCAACGCAGATGCCTCTCGAGCGTGGCAGACGCAGATGATCCAGGACCTCCAGCAAGCGGCCGCGGGCAACCCGAACTCGCGCGCTCAGCAGGGCTTGCAGGCTGGCTACGCGGATGCGCGGGCCGGGCAGAGCGCGCTGGGTTCGTCGATGCGAGGCACGGGGGGTGGCGCCGGTCTGCGAGCCGGAGTGCTCGGGGCAGGCAACGTGCAGCGCGGCTTCGCGGGCGATTCGGCCATGCTGATGAACCGGGAGCAGGTGGCAGCGCAGTCGTTGCTCGCTCAGCAGCTCGCGGCGCAGCGCGGACAGGACGGACAGCAGGCCGGAGCGATGGCAAGCAACGCGCTGGCGAACACGTCCCTTGAAGACGCCATGCAGCAGTTCTACACGCAGGGTGGCATCGGGCGCGATCTCAGCAACTACCAGTACGGAGCGGGCCTGACCAGCGCGCAGCTCGGCATGGACCTCGAGTCCAAGGACCTGGAGGCGCAGCGCAACGCGGCGCTTGCAACCTCTGCGGGCACCGCTGCTTCGGCGGCTGCGAAGTGGGCGAGTAGTGGTGGCGGGGACAACACCAAGTACCGTCAGGTGGACGGCAAGAACTCAATCGTTCCCGACTGGGACAAGTAAGGAGCGAACATGGCTGACGGGTTCACGAACACGATGGATCAGGTCTTCCTTCCCGACTCCTGGGCGGATCGCACTACGGATTCGATGACCGCGGGGATCAAGCGCCCCCAGGATGCTCTCCACGCAGCGGCCGGTGCGCGCCAGCCGGGGCTTCTCGCCGGGGCGAACGCCGCCCTTCGCGCGAACCCGTACTCCACCATCGTGGCGAATCAAGCGCGACCAGCCCAGGAAGCTCTGTACGCCCAGATGCGCGCGCAGCAGGCGGGTCCGTCGCTTGCCTCCATGCAGGGGGCGCGTGCCCAGGGGCAGAACGTGCAGGCAGCTCTCGGGGCAGGCGCAGGCCGCCCGGTGATGGCGCAGGCCGGGAGCATCGGCGCCGGGCTCGCGGCCGACACAGGCTCAGGCGTGCTCGCGGAGCAAATGCTCTCCTCGCAGGGGCTCGGCAACGTGGCGGCCGGGATGCGCGGGGCCGACCTCAACGTGGCCGGTGCGCAGTCGAGCGCGGGCTTGCAGCAGCGAAGTCTTGACGACGCCATGCGTCAGTTCTACGCGGGTCAGGGCACCGCGCTCAACGACGCCACACGCAACGCGGACCTGGAATACTACAAGCTGATTCAGCGGCTCCAGAAGAAGAACACGGGCACTGCTGGTCAGACCGGAAAAGATGCGGTCGCAGCAGGCGCCACCGCTCTCGACATCGTTCTCTAAGGAGCATCATGGCCGACAAGAAGAAGTTGGGTGACTACATCATGATCGAGATGGGGAAGGTGCCCGTCGAGATCAAGCGCGGCAACATGACCGACTCCGAGTGGGAGAAGGTCAAGAAGAACGCACGCGATGCGGGCACGCTCGTGGAGGACATGACCGGCGACAAGCTGCCGCCCTCCAACGACGACATGATGCGCATTGACCGGATGGGGAAGAAAATCGAGAAGTCTCTCGGGGAGAAGTACGACCGAGAGAACCCCGACATGAAGGATCTCGAGTTGTCGAAGTCCGAGGGCGGCGGCGGTTCGCTCGTGGCGAGGGCTGCGCGCATGGCCGCGGACATCGTGACGGGTGCAAAGCCGTCCGAGGGTACGAAGTCCTCGACGGGTCGTTCGTCGGCGCACGAGAAGTCGCGGATGATGCCCGAACTGGACATCTCCCCTGCGGGTGACCGCGCAGCAGCGCACGAGAAGACGCGAAGGATGCCCGAGCTGGACATCTCGCCCTCCAACGACATCACCCAGGAGGACGTGGACGCGTTCGAGACGCGCAAGGCGCTCGCGAAGTCGGTGAAGGAGAACGAAGCCGCTGCCCAGATGAAGGAGGGTATCGACTTCACCACGCCCGAGTCGAACCTCGCTGCTGCTGCGCACAAGCGCGCTGGCGAGCCCCCGAGCTTCGAGCAGGTGACGGAAGCCAGCCCCGCCACGGTCACCGGCACGGTCACCGACAACCAGGACACCTCCGTCACGCGCCCTGTGCAGCGGTTCGGCCAGAGCGGCGTGCCTGTGGATGAGCCGAACCCGACTGTCGAGCCCTCGCTCATTCAGCGGATCGACCAGTTCGGGAACGACCTCGCGGCGCCCCTGCGTGACGGTGCGGCTGCTCTGGGTCGCATCTTCACACCCTCCCAGGCTCCCAACGAGCAGCAGCTCGCAGCACGCGAGGACTCCATGCCCTCGAGCGCGGCACCCACCCAAGTCGGAGCGCCTGTTCCGGCTCCACCTCCGCTGGCATCTGAAGCCCCCCCTCCGGGTGCTGGTGGTTCTTTCTCGGCCCGCGTGAAGACCTCCACGCCCGGCTCCGGCGAACTGCCACCTCCCGCGGACCCGTTTGCCGAGGAGCGCAAGCGGATGATTGCTGCGGCCGATGGCGCGAAGTCGGCCCACGACGAACTGAGAAAAGTGGAGGAGTCGCGGCTCAAGGCCGAGTCGAAGATCCTCGATGATAAGATTACGTTCACCGCGAAGAACGAGGAGAAGCGGCTCGCGGCGATGAACGCGTACGAGGAGACGCTGGCCCGCGGTCAGACCACGATGAACTCCATCGCGGATGAGCGTCGTGCGCTCATGAACACGTCCGTGGACCCCGACGCGTACTTCACGAAGGGCGGCATTGGGCGCGGGGTGCTGTCGGTCATCTCGGGAGCGCTGTTCGGCTGGGTCGGCCAGGGTCCTCAGTTCCTCCAGCGGCTCGACAACCTCGCTCAGCAGGAAGTGAAGAATCAGCAGGATGAACTCGCTCGCAAGAGCGGAGAGCTGAGCCTCATCGCGGGCGACAAGAAGAACGTCATCGCGATGGCACGCGAGCAGGGGATGAACGCGATTGAGTCGCTGGCCGCGGCTCGGGTTTCGTTCTTCCAGTCGGTGCAGGACCAGATCGCGAAGGTCGCTGCTGAGAACCCGATGCTCCAGGAGCAGGCGAAGTTGCAGATGGCCAAAATCGACGAAAAGCTCGCTGGCGACCTGATGACCCTGAAGCAGGCCACGCAGATGGCTGCGCACCAGAACGTCCAGGACCGCGTGGCGATGATGAACGCGAACACCAACCGCATGGAGGCGAGCGCGAAGATCTCCGCGGCCGGTGGCGGTGCCGGGGGCAAGGGCAAGCTCATGCCCGAGGCCGCAATCAAGACGCTGGACGCGTACGCGGGGAACCTCCAGAGCATCGTGCAGATGCGCGACCTCGCGCGGAACGGCGGCTGGTGGGACCGGACGAAGCAGAAGGTCGCGCAGAACGAACCCTTCGGCTACGCGGATGAAAAGGGCGCGGAGATGCAGTTCAACGCCGCGAAGAACAACTGGATGACGAACGCGGCCAAGGGCGCCCTCCAGAAGGAAGAGGTGCAGCGCCTCCAGCCGTTGCTGGGCGAGCGTGGGCAGATCAAGGTGGACCCGGTGCCGAACCTGAACCTCGCAGGGAAGCTGGCCCTGGAGCAGCTCGACCGCACCATCCGGATGCACTCGCAGCAGGGCTGGGACGTGTCCGATGCTGTCGGGGAGCGCAACCGGCTCGCCGCGATTCTCGAGCAAAACGGCGCAGCGCCGTCGTACGCCAAGAGGCGGTAAGCGATGGCCATCTTCAAGTGGACTGACGGGGAGGTCTACGACATCCCCGACGACAAGGCGCAGCAGGCGCTCGCGGACGGGTTTACGCCCGTCACGCAGGCAGAGGCCGATGCCGGGGAGCAGACGGGGCAGGCCGCGCTCGAGGGCGTAGTTCGAGGTGCCACGCTCGGCTTCGGTGAGGAGCTGCTCGGCAACGTCGAGGCCGAGTTCACCGGGAACTCGCGCGACGACGTGATGGAGGCCATGCGCCTCCGCAGGCAAGAGAACCCGAGCGCTGCCCTGGCCGGTGAAGTCGGCGGCACGCTGGGCATGTCCGTGGCGACGGGTGGCGGTCCTTCCGCCCTCATCGGCGGGGGCTTCCGCGGAGCGATGCTCGAGGGCGGGCTGGCCGGGCTCGGGGCCGTCGTCTCGGAGAGCAGCCTCGACAAGTCCCCGCTCACGCTCGAGAAGATGGCCGCGGGCATGGCAGGTGGTGCGTTCGCCTCGGGGGGCATTCACGGGGTCATGAAGGGTGCCGGGGGGCTCGTATCCGCGGGCATGAAGAAGCTCGGTGGTGGCACCCTCTCTGGCACCCTCAAGACCGCGGCGAACAACGCCGAGAAGCGGATGCTCACCGAAGGCAACGCGGTATGGGCCAAGCGCAACGAGCCCTACATCGACGACATCCTCGAGTACGGGCGTCGCAAGGGCATCATCGGGGGCGCCGCCGCGCTCGACGAGACCACCGCGAAGAAGGCCGCCGCGGACGCGTTGCAGATGTCGGGCAAGATTGCCGGGCAGATGGACGACCTCGAGCGCATGGCGCCGCTCAAGGGCAACGACAAGATGCGCGCCGGGTTCATCCAGGCGCTCGACGACGCACTCGACAAGGAGTACGGCGGCCGACCCGTCTTCGACAGCGCGCGGCTCGAGGCGAAGAACCTCACCGCGAAGCTCGTGAGCGACGTGGACCTGACGTGGCAGAGCGCCTGGAAGACCCAGAGCGACCTGTTCAAGGACCTCGCGGGCATCGAAGCGCCCCCGGCCACGAAACAGGTGCGCGAGACGCTGCGGCAGGCGATGCGCGACTTCGTGTTCGACGAGGTGGGGGCCAAGCACCCGAACGTGGCTCCGGGCTTCGGCGCCGCGATGCGCAAGACGGGGCAGGAAGCTCGAGCCTCAATGGCGCTGAGCAAGGCCATCTCCAACCGGGTCGGCTCCATCGAGCGCAGCACGGGGGGCACCTCGCTCGGCGCCATCGCCTCCCTGGCTACGGGCGGGCCTGCGCCGGTCGTCGGAGGGATGCTGGGCGACTACGCAAAGAACCAGATGACGCGGCGTGGCGGTTTCGTTCTCGGCAGCGTGCTGCGCAAGCTCGGGAACTCGGGCTCGCTCAACTCCATCGCCGGGGGCCTCCAGTCGCGCATCGGTCAGGTGCTCGCCACGGCCCCGGCCGTGTTGGGCGCCGCGCGCATTCCCATCGAGCAGGCGTTCGGCCGCGGAGCGATGGACCTGCTCGAGGAGCACGTTCGCATCGCCAACGGGCCTGACGGGGGTGCGTACCTCTCCAGCATCGGCATGGAGAACGAGACGCCGGAGCAGGTGGAGGGTGTCGGCGCCCGGCTCGCAGCGATGGACGCGCTGCACGCCGCCCAGGCCGACCTCGACCAGCGTATCGACCACGGCATCGACGCGGTGCTGGGCACCAAGGTGGGGCCTGCCGTCCGGTACAAGTCGTCGGACGTGAGCACCTTCGACAAGCGCATCGAGCGCATCAAACTCACCCTCAAGGACCCCGAGTCGGCGTTCTCCAGCGCGCCCCCTGAGTTGCTGGCCGGAGCCCCCGGCACCACCAGCGCGCTGGTGAACAAGCTGCTCGAGGCGAACGTCTTCCTGTTGGGCAAGGCGCCGAAGGACCCGAACGCCGGGATGCCCGCGGCGCTCAAGCCGATGTGGAAGCCGAGCATGGCCGACGTGGCGCGCTGGTACAGGTACGTCGAGGCCGTCGAGCAGCCTGCGCGGATGCTCGAGAAGATGGCGCAGGGCACCTTCACGCTGGAGCACAAGGAAGCCCTCGAGAAGGTCTACCCGGAGCTGTACGGCGACATCAAAACTCGCATGTACGAGCGGCTCTCCGAGTGGAACAAGCCGTTGCCCTACGGCAAGCGGGCGATGCTCGCTCAGTTCTTCGGGAGCACGGTGCTGGGCCTGAAGCCCGGCGCCATGCAGGTGATGCAGCAGAGCTTCGCGCCGAAGGACGGGGACGCGTCCCCGAGCAAGGGGGGCACGCGTCCAGATGGACGTGAGCAGATCGACAGTGGTAAGAACGCGCTCACACAGGCGCAGCGCATCGAGTCCAAGGGAGCTGAACCCGCATGAGAAACCTCTTCGCAGTCCTCATTCTTCTCGCCGCCTCGCAGCCCGTCTTCGCCGCCGAGCCGGTGGTCTGCTCCATCACCACCTCGGGCACCGCGGCGTCCACCGCGAGCCCCACCACCGGGACGTGTACCTGGGTGGCGGGCAGCACCGTGCTGATGACCTGCACGGCCGACGTGTACGTGAACTCGACCACCACGGCAGGCGTGGCGCCGGTCGCCACCTCGAGCCACCAGCCCGTGCTGTTCTCCTCGAACCAGGACCCGGTGCTGATCTACCTCGAGCCGCGGGATAAGGTGATTTCCGTGCTGCAAGTCACCGCGGCCGGTACGTGCAAGTTCATGACGGTCTCGACTCGTCGGCCCTTCCGATGATTTACGCGCTCGCTCTGTTGGTGCTCGCTCAGGGCGAGCCGTGCTACCGCACCCCTCGAGCTGGGCACGGGTGCGGCTACCGGGGGGCCGGTCGAAGCGGAGTAGATTACGCCTTCTTCGAAGCCTTCCCCGCGTCCGGCGCGGGCACCTTCGGCGCGTGCAGTACGACCCCACCGACCGGCGCGAAGGGCGAGGCGCTGACCTTCGGCAGAGCCAGTACGGCAACCTGCACGAAGACCGCAGCGGGCGGGCTCGCCACCACGGGCATCGCCAACGGCGACCTCGTGGTGATGTCGAGCGGTCAGCCTCGCGTCGAGTACGACTCGGCGGGGACGCTGGGGCTGCTGGTGGAGTCGAGCCGACAGAACGTCAACCTCCAGAGCGCAGACCTCGCCAACGCTGTCTATGCGTCCGTTGGTGCGCCGACCGTCACGGCAAACACCACGGTCGCTCCCGACAACACGACGACCATGACGACGATTCAGGACAACTCTGCGGCGGCTCTTGAGGGCCGCGCACAGACTGTCACCGTCACAGCCGCCGCCGCGTACACCATGAGCGTCTTCGTGAAGGCCGGGACGCTCTCTTCGGTGACGCTCTCTCTCGACGGCACCACGGCCACCTGCGCGAGCCTGAGCGCCACCACGGCGACGCGATGCAGTGTCACCGACGTCTCGTCGTCTGGTGTCGCCATCGTCGCGCAGGTTACTGGCGGGACCGTCATCGGAGACACGGGGACGTTCATCGCGTGGGGTCAGCAGGTCGAAGCAGGCGCCTACGCCACCAGCTACATTCCCACGACGAGCGCGGCGGTGACGCGGGTGGCGGAAACGGCGAGTTTCCCGTCTGCGCTTGGCGTGATGCCCTCCGGCTGCATTGCGACGTCCGTGCAACTTTCGGCCGACTCACAGGGCGCTGGCCTCGGCTGGATGTCCGCCGCCGTTGCTGGCCCGACGTGGCGTAACGCGCTCATCGGCACCCCTTCGTCTGTCTCCTCGGCGCTGTATGTGAATCAGCTCAGTGCCTCGGTAACCAACGCCGTCGCCACTGGGCAGCGCAGACTTGTCGGCTACTGGGGGCCTGGGGGCAATGGCTCCGTCGTCGATGGCGTTGAGAATACGAGTGCGGGCGTCACCGGCAACGGGACCATCACGACCATCTGCGTCGGCGCCTACGGGTGCGACACGGCCACGCTTCAGCCCGGTCTCTACTCTCGCATTCAGTCTGACCTCTCGCCCTCTCGGTGCTCGCGATGAACTCCAAGCTCTCCGCAATGCTCGTCGCTGTCGGCGTCCTCGCTGGCGGCTTCCTCTTGTTGACCCCGCAGCCCGCCACGCGCTCGATGTTGGAGCTGCGTGACGCCGGAATCGCGGAAGGGCAGCCCGTCGTTTCAATCTGCCCCGAGCGGCTGACGAAGCAGACCAGACGCCGCATCGAACTGGCCCAGCCGGGGCTTCTGCGGCCCAAGCAGAGCTACGCCCGCGTGGCTCGCGTGGCGCGCTGCTTCGGGAGCGAAGTGCTGGACGGTGGCGGCGTGGGCAACTGCCTCAAGCCCAACGGCGACTCGCTGGGGCCGTTCACGAGCGAGGTGCTGGTGACGACGGAGGACGGTGGGACGGAGGTGCTGACGGTCGGGAAGAACGCGGAGGTCGTCGTGCCTTCGCTCAGGCAGAACCTCATCGGCATCGACACGGACGCAGGCATGGACGACGGAGGCGAAGAAGGGGTGGACGACAGCCTTCAGTACGACCTGCTGTCGTGCTTGCTCACGCGCTGCAACACCTTCGACGCTGGCGACGGCACGAACTTCTGCGGCAGGCTCAACCGCTTGCAGATGTTGGACGCCCCGTGCCGCATCCCCAACGGGTGGCGCAGCGACGGAGGGTGGGACGAGTCTAGCCCCGTGGACTGCCGTTTCGGTGGGCCCTACGGCGAGATGGACGGTGGACTTCGGTGGCGCGGTTTCAACGTGGGTCCGTCGCAGTACGCGGCTGGCGCTGAGTGCGTGCCGGTCGAGTGCTCGGTCGTCGCGGGCGATGTCCCCTCTGAGTGGCTGTAGCCCCGCACCTCTTCGTGACAGACCCACCCCTGTCTGCTAGGAAATAGCCAAATGAGCGACCCCTTGGTCACGACCGACGCAGCAATCGAAGGCGGCAAGGCAGTTGGCTCGGCAGGCGGGTTGCTCGCCATCGGCCTCATGCTGCTGCAACGGTTCTCGAAGAAGGTGGAAGTGGACGACGAGCGCGAAGCCAAGGCGCTCGAGGGGATGCTGGGCGAGATGAAGTTGCTCAACTCGGGCGTAGCCGAGCTGAAAGCCTCCCTCGGCATCCTCACCGAGCGCGTCTCCAACACCCGTGCCGACATGGACGAAATCAAGGATGAGCACCGGCAGGTCATGGACCGGCTTGCGAAGCTCGAGGGCGCCTTCTCGCACCTGTCGGAGCAGATCGCCCGATGAGCCCCGTCGTGATGCCGCGAAACGGAACCGAGTTGCTGCTGCTCCGCAACCGCTTCACGCCGCGGAGCACCATCGGGTCCCTCTTCTTCGAGGGCAAGCCCGAGTGCTTCATCCTCGAGCCCCCGCGGCGCACCGATGACGTGAAGCCGCGCTGCATCCCCGCGGGGCGCTACGAAATACGCATCACCACCTCGCCCAGGTTCGGCGTGCTGATGCCCATACTGTGCGAGGTGCCCGGCTTCCAGGGCGTGCGCATCCACATCGGGAACAAGCCGGAGGATACGGAGGCGTGCTGGCTGCCCGGCACCCGCGCCCGCGCCGACTTCGTGGAGCACTCCACCTTGGCATACAACGAGCTGTACGAGAAGCTCAAGCGCGCCCCCGGTCCCATCTTCGTCACCATCCAGGAGGAACTGTGAACAACGATCCGAACGATGCTGCTGTGCAGGGAGTCAACGGGGTCATCGAGGCGCTGCGCTCGACCGGGCTCGAGGTGAAGCTCACGCCCGAGCAGGTGGTGCTCGCTGGTGAGTTGGTCCTCGTGCTGGTGGGCTGGCTGGGCGGCGTGTCGCTCAAGCGGGCTGCCGCCGCGGGCGCCGCTGCTGCTGCGGCCGTCACCACGGTGGAAGAAGCGAACGACGTTCTCAAGGCCGCTGCGGCGGTTGAGGAGGCAAAGTGAAGAAGCTCATGCTGGTCGCCCTGCTGATGTCGTCACTGGCGCACGCGGCCGACGACGCGCCCCTGGCCGTCCCGCTCACGCCCGGCTTCACCTGCGTGCCTGACGGGCAGCGGCTCAACGAGGGTAAGGCGATGACGAGGTGCCAGAACGAACTGGCCGACCTCAAGAAGGGCAACGTCATCATCCCCACGGCTGGCTTCGTGGCCGGTGCCGCGGGGCTGGTGGTCGTCTCGGTGGTGCTCAGCGTGGTGCTGGTCAAGGTGACGGAGAAGAAGCCGTCACCCTGAAGTAGCTACGGCCTCCTCTTGATCTCTTCGACGACCTGTCGAAGCACGTACGAGGACACCGGAGTTCGCGCTCCCAGCGTCAGCATCCCCTGGATGAACTCGATGATGTCTTCGCGCTCCTTCAGAACGGCAGCGCGCACTTCACGAGCCAGCACACCATTCGGGTCCGCATCGACAGGAACCGGCGACGGAGCAACGCTCGCTGCCGGTTCCTGCGGTCCAATTCCCGCAGCGCCACGACCAGCTCGTAATGCGGCAGTACACTTCGCACAGGTCACCTCCGCGGCGTTCTCGGTCCAGTTCTGCGACTCCGAGCCGCAGAGGTCGAGCAGGTACTTTTGAGCGACCTCCGGGCTCATTCCCGAGGACCAGTAGTGCTTCGGCTCGGGAGTGGTGCTCACAGGTAGAAACCTGCGCTCAGCGGGCCGCGCTCACCCTCGCGCACCGGGACAAACTTGACCTTCTGGTCCAGTCCGCCGTACTGCGTCAGGTAGGCGTTGAACCTGCGCTCGGCCGCACCCTTCGAGCAGCCCATGCGCTTGGCGAGCGACGCCATCGTGACCGCGTTGGCGAGGCCGCGGGGAAGCCACTTCTTCACGGCTTCGATGTGCTCCGGCTTGATCACCTTGCCCCGGTTCTTCTTCTTCTTGCCGTCAACGCGGTGCTCGCGGTTCTTCTTCGGTTCCGTCTTGTTCTCGAGCTTCTTCATTGTTCTGCTCCTGGAAAGACCTTCGTGGAAAGGCGACCGAGCTTCCACAATCCGATGCCAACGGAGTCGAGGATGTCCTCGGTGTCCGACTTGTTCGTCTTCTGCACTACGAGCTGCTCGCCGGGAGTGAGCTTCGAGGCGATGCGCTCGAGCATGGCCTGCTTCTTCATCGTGCCCTTCCACTCGGACGGAAACACGGTCTGGAGCTTGAGGTCGCTGAGCCGCTGCGCGACGGCCGCACCCACGCCGCACACGGCCATCAGGTCGTTCAGGTCGATGTTCGGCATTCCGGGGTACACGCGCGGGTGCTCGATGATGAGCAGGTCCTTGTTCTCGAGGAACACGCGACCGAGCAGGAACTCGCCCACAGCGGTGCCCAGCGACACGAACGCTCCGTAGCCGGTCGACGACACGGGGTTCTTCACGTAGACGGCCTCTACCAGCTTGTCCTTTTCCCAGAGGGCAACTCCGCAGCCGCGCAGGTTCGGGTCGATGGTGATCATGTCTGAGTATCTATACGCTACAGTTTAGTTGTCAAGCCGCTTTCGGCTGCCAGGGGATGAGTTTGCCGTTCTCGTCATGCACCGCTTCGGCTTCCTTGTCCCAAAACAACATCGCAGCGGGCTCGACCTTGATCGCCACGTCCGGAACCACGGTCTTCATCTGCTCGACCATGACGGCCGCCTGCCGGTACGCCCCATCGTGCAGCTTGGAGAGGGGGATCTCCAGCAACGTCTCGTCGTGGATGAAGTTGAGGAGCCGCGAGCCGAACAGCGCGGAGTCGCGGTCCAGGTACATCTCCTCGGTGAGGGCGACGAGGGCGCGTTTCGCACCGTCCGCCGCGAGCCCCTGGAACAGCGTGTTCGCCGCGGCCGGGCCGCTCGGGTCGCCGCGCACGCGCTGCGAGATGAACTGCGTGACGGAGCCGTTGTTGTGCAGCTCCTTCATGGTCCAGTTCCAATACTTGGGGACCTCGCTCCAGCGCTTGAGGTAGGTGGTCTTCACCACCGCTGCCTGCTCGATGCACCGGGAGCACAGCCGCACCTCGGCCCCCTGGACTTCGCAGACCACGCGCTTCTGCCACGAGCAGGCGCCGTCGTGGAAGAACCACTCGCACACCGAGAACTGCTGCTTCTTCTGCGCGACGACGAAGGACTCGGGACCCATCATGCCGGGGAACCCGAAGTTGCCTGCCTTCCCGGCCTGCCGGATGAGCGAGTAGGGCTTCTCCTTGAGCACCTTGTAGTGGTGGAAGAACTCGTCGTACTCGATGCCCAACAGGTCGGCGCCGAGGACGCAGTGCGGGTCCTTGCCTGCGTTGATCACGTCCGCGAGGTCGCTGTACCCGACCGTCCAGATGCAGCACTGGCCCAGGGTGGACAGCTCGACGGCCGCGTAGTCGCACGAGCTGATGGCGGTGTCGTCGCGCGCCACGAAGGCGTTTCGCACGTTCGTGTTCGGTATGACGCAGTTGTTCTTGTCCTTGGCGGGCTGCCGCGGAATCATCAGCAGCAGACCGTCCTGGGAGACGCGCCCGGTGGAGAGCAGCGGGTTCGAGTAGATGTTGAGCGGGTGCGTCGCCGCAGCCTTCAACGTCGGCACGTAGGTGGTGAGCTTCTTCCACTTCCCCATCTCAGCGAAGCGCTCGAGGATGGCGTCGCCGGAGTCCATCAGCGTCTCGCGGCTGATGCTGATCTCCCCGGTGGGCGTGCCGGGCGGCTTCCCGTCGTACGCGGTGAAGACAGCCTCCTGTACGGCCTTCGTGTGGACGCTCCACTTCGCGTCGGGCTTCTTCGACTTCGGGCGCATGAAGCCCTGCTCCTTCGCGAAGTCCTGAAGCTCGAGCAGGTGGGCATTCACCTCGCGCTCGAAGTTGTCCACGCGCTTGGGGTCCGTGCGCAGGCCCCAGATGGCCCCCAGGTGGATGCAGAACGCGCTGTGGACCTGCGCGGGCAGGTCGTGCTGGTTCTTGTACTTCGCCAAGATGACCTCGGCCGCCTCGAGCGTGTTGCTGGCGTCGTCGAGCGGGTACTGGCGCGCATCCCAGGGCCACTGCTCGATGGGGAGGTGCTCGAGGAGTGCGTAGCTCAGACGGAAACGGTCATGCCCCTTCGCGTCGGTGCGACCCAGCGTCTCCTTCACCACCTCGTCGAGTGAGTACCGGCCGCTCTGGATCTTCGAGCCGTCGTAACGGTACAGGTCGCCTTCCTTCATGCGCCCGTCGTAGATGGCGTTGAGCGAGCAGCCGATCTGCACGTCGAACACGCGCGCTTCCTTGTACGCACGCCAGATGAGCGGCAGCAGGTCGGGGCGCACCGCGAGCAGGCACCCGAAGTCGAACGCGATGTTGGCTCCGGTCCAGATGTTGTCGAGCTTGTTGATCTCCTCCTCGAAGTGCTCAACGTTCTGGAGCAGCCGATCCTCGCCAGCGCTGGTCAGGTCAGAGCCGTAGCTACCCGCACCCACCGCGGTGGCCCACGACGCGCACACGATGGGGGGCGTCAGCAGGCCGGGCTGAATCAGGTGGCTCTCAAGGTCGTAGCTAAACAGGCTCATTTCTTCACCCCGATGAAGTAGGCCGTGAACGTAACCATGCCATCAGCTTCTTCCACCTTTGCGAGCAAGTTAGCGGTCAACAGACTCGCAGCGAGTTCAGTCATCAGTTCTCGGTTGAGGTCCTCGCGAAACATCACCATTCGTTTGAAGGCGTTGACCGTCACGCTCACCCGCGAATACGTCCTCGGACCAGCTTCCAGCATCCTGTCAACACGCACGCTCTGCTCGTCCAGCAGGTGTTTGAGCAGCTTCACTTCGTCGTGGAGTTTTCGGTTCTCCTCGACCAGCGGCATGATGGACTCGTTCACGTCGCGCTCAGCAGGCGCAGCGAGTAGGAGCCGTGCGGCGTCTCGATGAGCATGTCGGGGTTCTTCCCGGCCGCTTCGATGGCCGTCTTGCGCCACACCGGGTCCGTCCTCATCCTGTCGCGGAGCCACTTCTTCGCCTCCTGGTACGCCTCACCGGCAGCGAGGGCGGACTTCCACTCGCGGAAGAGGACGCCGCGGTCAACCGGACAAGAGTGCAGGTCGTACCCCGTCTCGGTCTTCACCCACTCCCACTCCGAAGCTGAGAGGTCCCAGGCGTAGCCACAGCCCACGCTCTCGGTCATCTCGAGGTCGGACAGGAGCCGGTCGAAGGTCAACTTCTGAATCGCGACCGTTTCGGAGAGGTGCTTCACGCGCTTCTGGAGCGCTGCAATCATCGAACTCACGTTGCCTTCTTCCTGTCGCGGTAGCGCGCCTGTGCTTCGTTGGTCTTCTCCCGGCCGATGCCCTGCCGGTATTTCTTCTTCGCTTCCCGAAGCTGCGCTCGGCGCTCGGCAGAAACGAGCTTCGGCTGAAAAATCTCGGACTTCGGCTCGAGGTCGGCATCGAGTTCGTCCCGCAGCTTGGCAGAGCTGTGCTCCTCGATCTGCCGCACGCGCTCCCTGGTGAGCGCCATCAGCGAGCCCACCACCTCGAGCGTGATGCCGCCGCGCCCGGCCACGTCCAGCGCGCACGTCTCTTCCAGCTCGTCTACGTCCTTGTCGGGGAAGTTGAGCTTGACGCTGCCGATTTCGGACACGTCCAGGTAGAGGTTGTGCTTGCACGAAACGAAGATGCAGGGCCGGGGACCGTCCACGCACTGTGAGCGCGTTTGTGGGCGCATCGCGATGACCTCCGCAAGCAGCTCGGGGTCTTCGCGCTCCGAGCGGTTCAGGAACTTGAGCTGCCGCAGGTTGAGGATCAAGGAGCCTTCTCTGCGCACCTCGCGCACAAGTCACCCACCGACTTCAGGCGCCCGCACGCGCACCAGCACTGCGCGTTCTTGTACGAGTTGGAAGCAGCAGCCACACCACCGGCCGAAATCCACCCGTTGGCGTGAAAGATTTCGTCCAGCTCGCGGACGTTCTTCTTCTTGTACGTCTTCAGGTCGTCTTCGTCGTCCATAAATACGAGGCAGGAATTGAACCTGCGACCTCCCTCTCCGCGAGGGTGCTCGACCAGACCGAGCTACTCGTACTCCACTACCTCTGACGCGTCTCCTGCGCATCATGAGTGGCAGAGGTCCCAAACAACTGGCACTGAGGGACATGCCGCGCTCACCGCTTCGAGCGCTTGCCTAGAAGCTCAAGCTTACTGAATCGCAGCGGCTCGCTTCGCGATGTTCGCTTCGGAGTTGATCTCCCCTTCGGCGTGGGAGAACGAGACCTTGGACAAGTCAGGCTTCCCGGCGCCACGGTCCTTCACGAGGTAGCCCCGGAAGTTCGCCACGCAGCCCTTGAAGGCGCTCACGCCAGGACGCTCTCCCGTCTTCTCGTTCATCTCGCCCTCGAAGGCGCAGGCCATCATCTCCTCCACCTGCTCGGGACTCATGCCCTTCTCGTCGATCCCGATGATGTTCACGAGATCGGTCTTGAGCGCGTCGATGGCCCAGTCGTACTTGGTGAGCATGTACAACTGCTTGACCTTGCACCCCGGCAACTGAGGAGAAACCCCCGCCTCGGTCGCGTCTGCCGTCAGGATGCTTCCGACCAGAATCACCGTCTTCTTCAGGCCGGTCGTCTTCACGATCAGCTTTTCGATGACGACGGAGCCCTGGGTGTTGGCCTTGATGAACTCGCCATCGCTGCCACCCTGGGTCTTCGCTCGCGCCAACAGGCCGTACAGGCCCGATGCTTCCACCTTGCTCTGCTTCGCTTCGCTCATCTTCTACTCTCCTCGTGTACCGCGCTCGTTCTTGCCCGGAGGATTCCGGGACACCTGCATACTAACTAGTCCGCAGCCTATGTCAACAGCCACGGTCGAGTTATTTGTACTTGACGACGTTCCACTTCGCCACCGACGCGAGCCGCTGCTTCGCGCCGAACGTCCCTTCGATGTGCTCGCTCAGCTCGTGCGCCGTAGTGACCGCGTTTCGAAACGCCTCCGTATGGCGGTACACATCGCAGATCACCTCGTCTTCTTCTTGCCCTTGCCGGTGCGTGCGGCCAAGGAGCTGCTCCCAGGTGCCCCCACCCGCTGGCGGATTCGCAACGAGATTTCGCGCAAACATCTGGAGATTTCGACCAGTTCCATGCGCACGGATTGAAGCGATAACTCGCTCGCTGCCCTTGAGCGAAAGGATGATGTTTGAGCCCGAGTTTCCAGGACCAGCGAATACCAGTCCAGCGCTCCGGCCTCGCTCAGCAAGGCGAGATGCGAAAGCGTTGAACTCGTACCAGCAGAGCCCCGGCCCTTCCTTGAGCCACGCGAGCGCGTCATCGACGAGGAAGTCGTCGAGCCAGACGGCTTCGTTCTCGGGGTGCGCGGTGTCGCGGAGTTCTTCCCACTGGGGCCAGAACTCGCTGTCCCAGGTAGGGAGAGGGCCGTGCTTCGTGTGGGGCGGGTACTCCTTGCGCCCGAGGACTTCGCCAGTCTCTTCGTTTCTGTGGACATGAATGAACCCCTTTTGCCACCTGATGGCGGCCTTGGTGACGAGCAGCGGCGAGTCCATGTGCTCGCGGCCGACCTTGAGCTTCGAGCGCAACTCCCGATGCCACGACTTGCGCGCCTCGAGCCAGCGCTCGATGACCTTCACCTGCTGCGCCTGCCCGTTGATTTTGGGCCAGTGCCAGCGGTAGTAGAAGCCGCAGCTCAGCTCTCGTGCGCAGCGTGCGGCCTGGAGCGCGTCCACCAGCTCCTCACCGTCAGGACGCTGCCACGCCTCCTCCTTAGCCGCTGCGTCGAACTTGGAGAGCGCACCCTGGACAAGGTGCGGAATCGTCACCACGCGCTCGTTGATGAGCAACTGGGCGTTGCAGCTCGCCTTGTCGCCGCTGGAGACCACCCCGAGGGTGGCGGCGATGCGCATCCGCAGCCCCTCCAGCGGCGTGGCGCCGCCCAGCTTGCGCAGGTGGCCGGGCGGGTTGGGGTTGTCGGACGGGTCGAGCGCGGACGCCCACTCCTGGACCGTGGACCAGTTGAGCGGCACCGGGGAGCCGTCGCCCAACGAGAACTCGGAGAGCTTGGCGTAGTCCTCCATGCCCTTGTCGGTGAGCGTGCCGCTCCAGCAAAAGAGCTTCACCTTCGGGCGCATCCGGCCCTGGTAGATGGCGATGACCTTCTGCGCCTCGGCCAAGTACCTGTTGAAGCGCTTGGTACGCGCCGCGGTGGTGTTCCGCAGGTTGTGCGCCTCATCGACGATGATGATGTCGGGGTTCAGCTTTTCCAACAAGTCGGTGTTCTTCGCGCTGCTGATTTCAGGAAACGAGAGCACATGGAGGAACGGGCGGCCGGAGACGTACGGATTCGCACCCGACAGGTTCGGGAGCTGCCAGTGCTGGCTGTAGTAGTGCCAGTCCACGTCGAGGAACTGGCGCTTGAGCGGCGCCGACAGCAGCAGCAGCACCGTCTTCGCGCCATCCACCACCATCGACATCAGGCAGTTGAGCAGCGTCTTGCCGTGGCCCACGCCTATGGGACCGAGCAGCCCACCGACCAGCGCGCCCTCGTAGAGCGCCCACGCCTGGGTGGGGAGCAGGTTGTCACAGTGCGGGTCCTTGCGGTGCGGGTAGTAGTCGCGGCACCGGCACGTCTCGCGGGTGATGTCCTTGCGGCCGAGTTCCTCTTTCAGGTAGCCCGCCACGTCTTGCAGAAACTCGGGCGAATGCAGCTCACGTTTCGGCAGTTCCAGGATGCGCCTGAGGTCTGCCGAGTCGCTGACTGCATCGCCCTTCATGTCCCGCCAGCTTGTGGACTCGCGGGACTCCATCGTGAGAACGAGGGGCTCCCTTCGCGGAGAAGCACTGGGGATGATCTTCTTCGCGAAAGGGAGCGCCACGTCAGTCCACCGAATCGTGAGAGTTGATGGTGCCGAGGGTCTTCGGCTGTTCGAGCTTCACCTCACGCCCCCACGGCTCCACGTCCACCATGCGGGTCTTCTGGACCTCGAGCTGCTCCACCTCCTCGTGCGTCGGCTCTCCCGCCAGCACGTAGAGGACGACGAGGACGAACAGGATGACGAGGAGGAAGCCGGTCACGACGACTTGCTCTCGGAATACTTCGCCAGCTCCGCTTCGACGAGGCCCTTCACCTCGTTGAACAACTCCTCGTACACCGCGTCGGCCTGCTCCGCGGTGTGGCGCTTGCTGCGGCGCACGTCGAAGCGCACCGCGCCCACGCTGACCCCGAGGTTCACCGTCAGGCCGTACGCCACCTCGGTGGTCTCCTCGCCGTCCGTCTTGGGCTTGTTCTTGGCGCCGGGGGGACGGCCGCCCTTCGACTTCTTCTCCTCCTTCGAGTCGTCCTGGACGATCTGGTCGTCCTGCACTTCCTCGGCGGCAGCGGCTTCGGCAGCGGCCTTCTCCTCGGCGGCCTTGGCAGCGGCAGCCGCGGCGAGCACGGCAGCGGCCTTCTTCGCCTTGATCGCGGCGAGCGCGGCCATCGCCGCCTTCTCCTCGTCGTCACCTTCCTCGACCGGGGCGGTGGCAGGCGAATCGACGATCAGCATCCGGCGCTTCTTCTCGCCCTCGGTCTTGGGGGGCGGGACGGCGGTGAAGCCCTCGACGGGCTTGGCGGCCTGGGCCGGGTCCGACTTCGGGGCGTCAGAGGGGGTGATGGAGGCGGCAGCGCCGGTCTTCTTGGCGAACTTGTCGAAGATGCTCATGAGCGGGTTTTCCTTGTCTGTAGGGCAGTAACTACGGTGGGGGCAGTTCCAACACTTCTTCCTGTCTGCCGTGACCTTCTTCACGTCCTTCTCGGACACGACAGATTTGATGCGCTCGACCAACGGCACAATAGCCGTCTCGAAATGCGTGTCAAGCACCGACTTGGAAACAGACACGCTGACAGGCCGCATAACGAGCGCGTTTTCAACTTGAAGGTAA